TCTAGTGTTGATGGTGGCTTCCATGTCTGTACTCTCGCAGTTTTTTCACGAGTTTGCGACTCTCGATTAGTACGATCTGACATTAAGCGACTCCTTTACTTCGTTCTATTTTTGCTACTTCCTGTGCGTATTTTTCCAATGGTATCCTCATTTTTTTAGCAAAGTTTACCTGACCTGGAGTAAGCTCAATAGTTTTTTTACCACCCTTTTTCATTGACCGTCCACTGGACGCAGGAGTAACAGACTGGGTGTTTCTCTGTCCTCCCTTAAACTTATGAGGAAATTCAGTAGCCATACGTCTACTTACCTCTTTGTAATAATCATCTGTAGTAGGATCAAAACCTTCCCCAGCAACTAACTGCTCATGTATTGCTTGCGCTCCACGAGTCATCACCATGTCTGTTCCAAACCAAGAATTACCATCTAACCAATTTTGTAGTTTAGGATCTAATTCTTTATTTTGAGGAGCTTGTTGAGTCTGTCTTTCTACTTTTTGATTTTGTTTCTCATTTTCTTCAGCTGCTCCTGCTTGCTCATTTCTAATTTTTTGGATTCTGAGTCTTTCGTTTTCAATAGCGAGCTTAGACATGAGATCATTAGCTTCAGCCATTTTGTCAGAGTCACCAGCATCAAAAGCCTCCTTAAAAAGTTTTTTAGCTTGAGCGTTTTGGGATTCAATCCTATTACTAAATTCAGAAGTGTATCCTTGATTTAATTGACTAAGCTGTTGCTTGAGTTGATCGTTTTCATTTTTTTGTTGTTGAGCAAAATTAAAAGCTGCTTCAGCTTCTTCTATTGCTTGTTTACGTTTTGCTGTTAATTGATTAATTCTTTTTTGAACATTGTCGCTATAAGCTTCAAGTTCTTCTGGTTCTTCAGTTTTTTCACGAACAATTGTTCGTTCTTCTTCAGAACTTTCAACTTTTGGGATTTCACTTTTTTGTTTAGGCTCAGATGTTTCGTCATCCACCTCATAAACAAAAGTTTCTTCCTCGACTTCTTGTTTTTGTACTTCGTTCATCATGCTCTCCACTATATATAAGAAATGTCTGCTGGGTCAAGTATAGATGCGATAATATTATCGTCATTTATGATTCTTAGCTCTAATCCATCTACTTTAAACTTATTTCCAGCATATCTGCCCATAAGTACCCAATCTTTCTCAGAACACCACGCTCCACTTGGGAATTTATCTTCGTCTTTAAAGGCATCTGGACCTATTTTAACGACATAAGCTACAACACTAGCAAAACTTTCACGATCTCTAGTTTTGTCTGGTATTATAATCCCATTTATTTTTTCTGGAACATAGTATGGAATGACAAGCATTCTATAGCCAGTTGGCTGTGGTAAACGATCCAAAGCTGATTGAGCTAATTTAGACGGATCTTTTGAGTTTGGGTTAGCATTTTTTTCATTATCAAATGCTTTGCCAATAGCGGGAGGGATAGGGTTGATTGTTTTTTGTGCCACAAACCTGTCTGGCACATACAGTTTTTTAGTCATCTAAGTCGTAACCTTTCATCGAGGCTCTTATTTCCTGTTCCACCCAAGTCATGCCTCGTATTTGACCTGTAATGAACCGATAGTCTTCTATTGAGTCTATCGAACCATCCGCAAGAGATTGAGTTAGATCCTCTTTTCTCTTTCGTATGTTCTTATATAAATAGTCTGCTAATTTAATTACGTCCACTATTATTTTCCCCTATTTTGCGATTTTTTTAACGATTTAACATGTTTATTATAAAAATAATTACCAATTTTATTAAAAAATTTAGATAATTTTAACCAATGCCACATCATTTTGTTAATCCTTTATACTTCTCGAAGCTGCGAAGACCGCCCAATCCGAGCATTCCCATCAATACAGTCATAAGGCTACCCATGTCAAATGTTGGTAATTCTGGTATAGTTATACCTAGATAAGCACATAAGAATATTGTTACAGGTGCTAGGACAAAATGCCAACATAGTGCAATTCCGCATGTCCAACCGATAAATGGCCGCCACCCAGCTACAAATATAGATTTATGAGTGGCTTCGGCTTTATTTATTTCTATTTGCCCTTTAGCAAGTTCTTGAGCATGGGATTCTGCCATAGTTGCCACTTCATGTGCCAACTTGTTTTTCATGTCTTTGTCTTCTATAAACTTTCCAAGAAGATTAGAAACTGGTCCTATTAACGCTGTGAGCATTTGCATTCCTTCCCTTTAAAACGGCTATCTATCCATACTTTGCCGTAATATAGAATAAACAACCAACCTGTAAATAAAACACCTTCTAAGTAGCTTAGATCATTCCAAGCGTCTAAAACCATGTTTTCCATTACTTAGTCTCCTTTTTCTTTGTTTTTTTTATATCTTTAAAATGAAAAAGTTTTTTACTACTAGCTGTATGAGTTGCACCAGTATGCAATGCTCCGTCTTTCATCTTATGAGTCTTACCTTTAAACTCAGTTCCATTCTTTAAATAATGTTTTACGCCCTTCATTAGTACACCTTCACTTTCTTTGGATCTACAGTGGGTATCAATTTACACATACATTGATACAGTTCTTCCTTTTCGCCTTTTATAATTGTTTGATTGTGTAATCTTTTTTTATATGACAAACAATTATTTATATCTTTAAAATAAATTCCCCCTTCCATTTGTATACCTAAATAACAGACAAGCATAAACGCTGTCACTTTTTACTCATCCAAGCCGTTGTACCCATATAAGCGCCAACAATACCAGCACCAGATAAATAAAATAAATTGCTGATATCTGATAAAGCATTAATCCTCTCCACACTCATAAAAGGCATAAACATCATAAATGTAAAAACACCCATAGCTATTAATGTTGCTCTTGCCATTCTTAATTGGGCTAATTGTTTTCTTAATAAAGTTTCTGTTTCCTTTATTGCTTTAGCCGTCTCTAGCTCCTCATCTGTAACAATACCGTCACCGTCAAGGTCAAAATCATTATATTTGCTATTGTTTTGAAGTGTTTTTTTCATAGGCTTCTTTTATCTCCTCTATTGTCCTAAAGCATCCAACGCAAACTTTTTCTTCATTTAATTTACAAACACCAACACATTTACTCATTTAGCTATATCCCTTAAACTTTGCATGACATCATCAATGCTTGGTTCTTTACTGTTAGGATTATACACACATTTGTATTTTCTAGGACACCCAATCTGAACATCTGTGAATTCCATTTCAAATGTTTTTCCTGCGCCTTGATAAATACAAGCTAATCCACCTTTGTAAGCAATCATTTTTTTTCGTAAACACATAGTATATTTAGGTTCTTTTATTATACCTTGATTAACCTTTTGTTGGTATGTGTAAGGCTTACTCTCTAAAGTTGTAAGAGGTATAAAAAACAAAAATATAAATAATACTTTAATCTTCAATGGGTTCTTCTCTCATAATAAAAGTTTTTGGTTGTGTTGTTATATCTGCATTTGCTCTATTTATCCAAACACCAACTAATAATACAGCAAAACCACCTATTATAGCCACTACAACTAACCAAGCGATTACTTCACCTATTTGTTTTCTTAATTGTTGTTGTTTGTATATAGTTTGCTGTCTTTCTTTTCGTATTTGACCTTCCATAGCCAAAAGCTCATCATATGCTTGAGGTCCATGAGTAAGATTTAAAAACATCTTGAGTTCGTACCTTTGTTCCTCAAGTTTCTTCTTGGCTGCGTAAGCTTGGAGTGCAGTAGCTTCAATACTTCCACCACCAAATACTTTGCCGAACACTCCTGGATTTTTTGCTTGTTTTTCTGCTTGGTCAATATCACTTGATGCTCCCATCCAACGGCTTAAATCTCCAGACATCTGCTCAAGATCACGACCCATAGCAAACCCAGATTTTATTGCATCAAAAGCTTTACTAGCAACTCCTACTGCTAATGATATGGTAATTGGATCTATAATAGGTCTCCATTAAAAAACACCTTGAAATCTCTGTGGTCTAGCTATTGGAGAAAACTTTTTTATTGCTTTTGCTTTTTTTATTAGCTTTACTTGTTTTCTTTGGTTCTTTGCTTTCGCTAATTTGTTTCTTTTTAGGTTCAACATTTTCTATAACCTCTAAAACTTCTGGAATTATTACCTGCTCCTTTACTTGAGCGTCTAAAACAGCCTGTTGCTTTGCAAGAGTTCTCTGTCTTTTCTTTTCTTTCTCAACTGCCATAAATTTAGCATTAACTGAACTAACCATTTTTTGATCCTTTCATAGCGTTCATAGCCGCTATATCTCGTTGCGTTTGTATTCTATCTTGAGCAATTTCTTCTTGTTGATCCAGACGTTGTTGGTCAATAAGAACGTCATTACGTTCTTTCTGCATTTCCATTTCTTGTTTTTTCTTAAATTGATCGTCTTTTTGTTGCATTTCAGCTCCACGAAGTGCCAATTCTTGCTTTCTTATAGTAACAAGAGGGTCTTCTTGTGGAGGAGGAGTTAATGATTGTGCATATTGCTCACTAACTTCTGCAGCTATTTCCGCTGCACGAGATGCTATTTGATCTTGTATTTGTTTCTGCATATTAGGGTCTTGTTGCATCATCATTTGTTGCTCTTGTGGTATAGAAGCCATAACTTCTTGTTGAGCTGTTAATTCTGCCATCATAGCCATATGCTCTGATATATGCCCTTGAAGTGTCATCAATATAGAAGCGTTAGATTGTGCCACTGGTGTTGATAACATCGCTAAATGTGCTGTTATATGAGCTTGATGATTTTGTTCAGGAAACGCAGTCAACACAGCTAAACGTAATGCCTCTTGATTTTCTTTTGCAGGGTTCATGGGCATAGGTTGTGGGGGAGCTTGCAACACGGCATCTATATTTGTAACGCCCAACGCTTCATACATTTTGCGATACGCTTGATACATACCATTCTGCCCATGAATTTCTGGGTTACTTTGAGCTAACTGTAATTGGGTTTGTGCCAAAGCAATACGTTGTGACATAGAAAATATGTTAGGATCAGATACTGGTAAAATATCAATCCTATCGTCAAAATCCATTTGCTTTATTTCTGGTGGTGCGCCTGGTACTTGATATGGATACATAGGTACGCCCATAGCAAATACACGAGCTAACAATTTAAATTCAATCTTTTGTGAATAATGTAGTCGTTTATGAATAGCTGACATGACCTTTGTGCCACGCTCCATAATCGCCATAGTTGTTCCAACAGGAGCGTTGCCATTCATTTCGCCAACTTTCATGTCAGCCATAGAAGCAAATCGTCTTCCTGAATCAATTAATGTATTCATAAGCGAATAAAGCGTCTGTGAAGGCTCTTTAAATGGCAAAGGCATAATAGCTTGTCTTAAATCCATTCCAACCATATCAACGTCTCTAAACTCACCAGGACTTAAAGGTGTCTCGTCATCTCTTATTCTAGCTCCTCTAGCCTTAAACCCAGCAGGTAGGTTAGATAGTGTTCCAGCATCTATTAATTGCCTTAGAATCGATGTAGAAGCCCTAGACAGACCTCCTATAGTATGTGTGAGACCAAAACCATAAAAACCAAGACCAGGTAAGAACTTATAATGCACAAAATAAGGGATCTTCCTACGGAGCGGATCACTTTCATTGAAATTCCTTTTGATTGATAAGATATCGCCACTATCCTCCATAATTGTTACAATATATGGCATCTTTAATCCTGTAGGCTCTCCATCAGAACCTATATCTTCAAAACCCTCTATGTCTAAATTTGTATGGACTTCATAGATTGTCATGTCTTCATTTTGCGTAGAATTTCCACTAATACCTTCTATTTCATTAATAGTATCTTTCACATCGTTCATAGTGTCTGAGTCTGCACCAGAAGTAGGAAGGTCTATATCAATATAAAATCCTGCTAATTGTAATTTTCTTATTTCATTTTTATCCATACGGATACAATGAGTAATTCTTGTAGCTGTTGCTAAATCAGTTGCATTATAAGGAACAATTAAGTCCTCTGAATGAACAAACTTACTAACGGCTCTTTGTAAACTTGGATCAAGATAAACCTTTTTAAACGCTGAACCTACAATTGGAAGATAAAATAACATTTGATCTAATTCAGGATCATATTCTTCCATTTCGTAAGTTATTTGATAATTCATGTAGTTTCTAACACGCTCTGCTTGAGCCGTTACTTCTGGAGTTTCTGCTCCTATAATAGATGTCTTAACTGGACCTCCAGCAGGTAACATTTCACGATACGCTTGAGCTTGGAACTGTGTTACTGATTCAGCTAATAGTGGATGAACAATACCAGAAGCACCTTCAAATGGCTCTGATCTATCTTCATATGTCATTCCAAGTAATTCAAGACCACTCTTATATTGTTCTTCCCAATCGCTTCTTGAATTCCTATCGTCTTCAATATCGCCAACTAATTGATTTGAGATTTCTTGCAAAATATCTTCATCGATATGTTCGGCTAAGTTTGAATCAAAAGGAATAGCTATAGGAGTTTCAGCTTCCATTTCCATTTCACCAATGATAGCAGATCCATCTTCTAGCTCTGTTACACCTTCAACCATAGCTTCTAGGGGTAAGCCTACAACATTAGCCTGTAATTCTGGGGCTATTGCTGAAGCTATTCCATTTACGTTTTCGACTGCCATTTTAAATCCTATCTAATTTTGAAACCGCCACCTTTAATTGCTGCACCCATGCCACGACATGACATCTTGCCACCTTTAACAGAACCACCGTGTCCGTATTCTTCAACTTTGCCACCCATTTCCATCATAGCAAAGTCATCACCAGATATTTTACCATCTTTGTTTTTATCTAGTTTCTTTTGACCACCTATTAAACCACCTAATTTCATTTTTTTAATTAAACCTCCATATTTTTTACCGAACAATTTGTTAAAGTTTGCCTCAAAACTATCGGCTATTTTTTTGTTTTGAGAACTAGATAATTCTTGTCCTTTACCAACAACTCTGCCTTGTTCTTTTAGTTGCTCAATAACTTTTAACAAATCATCAGGATTTAGTGCTGTGCCTCCACCTTCCATCTTTTGAACTTTACCACCATATTGTTTTTTTGTAATTGTGTTTCTTCTTAAACCAAATTTACCAGGATTTTGTATTGATTCACTTCTAATATCAAT